AGGGTCGAAGCACCTTCCGAAGTCACCGAAGCGGCAACGATGGTGGCAGCAGACGCATCACGGGAACCCGTGGTGTGCTGTTTGATCGACTGCGACATGTTGATTTCTTCAAAGCCCAACACGCCAGTACCCATCATGCCGTTTTTGAATTGGCGGCTAACAGTGTCGGTTGGATTGAACAGACCTTTCATGCCTTCAACCAGACCAGCGTTAGCGGCAGGGTTGACGGTTGCGTAACGTGGGGACATAACAGCAGCGTTTTCGTTCAGTTTTTGCTGAGCTTGCAGCAGAACCAACGAAGTTGAAGGCGTTGTGCCTGGCGTGCCGACTGAGTTACCGATGGTACGGTAAGCATTGGCAACGTCAGCATCAATGCTGGAAGCCAATTGGGAGATACGTGGTTTCAGCACACGTTCTGCGAAGTCATCCAATTGCATGGTCAGTTCGGCAGAAGTGAAGTTCACGCCGATATGCTTTTGGTTAGCCACAGACAGGGTGGTGAATTGCTCGTTGTCGTCCTGAACTTGCAGGGCGGCGCCGTCGGTCACCAGAGCGCGATCCGGCAGACGGATACGCAGTGTGGAACCAATTTTAGCGCCTTCAACGGCGAAAGAATCGTCGTATTGACGATTGACGTTACGGGTCAGAACCAGATTGTTTTCGAGAATCTCAAGCGCCTTGCGCGTGATCATGTCGATGGTAAGAATGCTATTTGCCATGATATTTCCTAAAAGTAAAATTAGCGGAGTTTCGATGCTTCCCATTTCTTAGCTTGCCGCAACCGTTCTGCTTCAATCCACTGCGAATCCGTCATGGTCTTGGAGGACCGTGGATCAGTAGTGTCATAAATCGGGTTCCCAGAGGAACGCGCGGTAACAGGGCTAATCGGTGCCGGAGCAGTCGATGTTTTCTTTGCGGGCGGGCTTGAGATCAGTTTGGCCTCAATCCGTCCAATTTCTTTAGCCTGCATGAAAGGCTGCAATCTGGAAATGCGATCCGCTTCTTTCGGGTTAGTCCCAAGGTAATAAGCCAAGTCTGGACCAACATCCGACGATTGAATCGTCTGAGCCATCACGGTAGTGATCGGCAGGTTAGGGTTGTACGCGACTTGTTCAAAGTCATCGTATTTGCCCCGCGCTTCCTCTTCTCTATCGTGATAGGACTCTAAAAGTTCAGACTGTTGCCGTCTCGCTTCGCGGTCAGCCAGCATTTGTTCTGCTTTTGATGCCGCCAATGCTTCGGCGTACTCATCCACAGTATTAAACTGGTCAAGCGCGGGTGGCGGTTCAGCAGCTTTAGCGACTGGTCGCTGAGCCTGTTCCCGTTCCCATTTACGTTGCTCTCTTGCAAGTCGTTTGCCAATTGCTGCGTCTAATTCTTCTTGTGTGAAGGTCTTAGATGCTGCTGGCACTTCCGGCGCTAGTTCTTCAGGTTCTGGAGTTGCCGTAACTTCCAGTTCTGGCGCGGGTTCTACTGCCGCTAGTTCTACTTCATCAGACATTGTATTGATTCCTTAGAATCCTCGGTGTGCCTCGCCGATAAGGTTATTCGTAAATAATTGTAGCAGCAACTGTACCACTAATGACAACGTATATGCCGTTATTGGCAAAAACTCCATCTAACGGAAAGTTATATACTGTTGCTGCCGCAGGCGTAAACACGCCCAAAATTGTTTTTGACGTGGTTGTGGACGAAGAATCGTAGACTGTAATAGTTGGCACAAGCGACGCGGCGCTAACAAAAATAGCTTTTAGCTTACCTGCCATTGGTTTGATATTTGCCGAAGCGGTAATGTACGCGTAATTTGCCATGTTTAGTCCGTTGAATTTTTAATGTAAATCAGCGCAAAATTAGCGCCCGCTTGATTAGTTCCAGCTGTGCTAGTTGCGCGAATTTCTATATCTGTTTTTTCGGGAAAAGTTAATGGAATTGTAGACCCGTCAAAGTTAGCCGTACCATCATGTAAAACTATTTTAGACACTGTTCTAAAAACGCCATTTATCTGTCTTTGCATTAATCGGCCAATAAGTGACTGGGATGCTCCCGCATCACCTACATTTAAAGTAGATTCAACTAAATAGCCCGTATACCCAGCAGGAACTGTCCAAATAGCCATTAAAGTTTGGTTTTCACCCAAGCTAATAACTGCATAAACTGTGGCCGGAACACCCGCAGTTACTGTTCCGTCGCCTGCGTAAATAGTTCCCGCTGCGGTATTTCCGCTGCCTGCGGCTATTACAAACATACGATTAACGCGCAAAAAATTATTCGCGGTAAGAACTGGTGTTTGCCCGTTAAGCGTTACAGTTTCGCTAATTTCATTGTATGCAGAATCTAATCCTTGTACGCTTATTGTTCTAGCGCCAGTACCCGCAGCAGTATCGTTAGCTGAGCTGCTAGAAATTTTTAGCTGAATAGCAGACGCTTGATATGCGTATACCCCACCTTGAGTCCAAACAGTAGTTTCCGCAGTAGTAACCGTAGGGTTATAACCAAATTTAAATTGAAATTTATGGCCTTGAATTTGATTTCGCGCCAATTGCAAATTAAATTGTTCAGTTTTGCCGTATTGTGTTTGCGATACAAATGCGCTCATGCCAAAAACCTTATCTTATACAGCGTGGATAGGTACAATTGAACGATATTGTCGATGATTTGTTGCAACGACGTATCGGATTTATCGACTACGTTATATCGCTCCTTTTCAATTTCTTCAAGTTGATTCTGAAGAAACTCAACAATATTCGATGTTTTCTTAGCTGACATTAGCGAGATCGGGCCGACCAAACCGTGTCGGCCTTGGTACGCTTCAGTAAACTCATCGGCATTCTCAATAATCTCATGGTAAAAGGTATTGAGCGCCATGTGCTTAGAAAAGCTGCGTGTGTTTAAATGCACGCTATGTGCAACATCACGCGCTAAAAACAGCAAACCTACGAAATCCGCAGCCTTCATTGTCCCATTCCGTCAAGTGGCATTTGTTGTTGCGGCTCTTGTGGTTGTGGTGCGTACTCAGCCGACTCAGGCATTTGCTCATTCGTCTCACGGCCAGGCATTTCCTGAATCAAGTCACCACTGTCGATCATGCCATGAACCGTACCCATGACAATATCCTGAATCTGCTCAGGCGACATGCTGGCTTGCACAGCCGTAATGCGCTTAGTTTCCGCTTCAAAAGCCTTAATCTTCGCTTCAAAGTCTTTACGCTCCTGATCCTGCGCTTCCATCGATTTACCGACGTTTTGCAGCATCTGGTGCATCTGATCCATTTCCTGACCCATTGCTTGAATCTGTTGCTGTGCAGCTTGCAATTCAGGCGATTCATCCTCGTTCGACAGCAACTTAGGATCGATCGTCTTAGCAAACCGTTTAGACATTTCCTGTGCGCCAGGCCAATCCATGTTCTTAATAAACAAGTCGCCGGCCACAGCCCACAGTTGTGGATTGCCTTGCAGCAGTACAGACATGCCTTCCAATGCTTCTTGACGCTTGGTCATGTAGCTCGGGCCGGTCGTTACGCAGACGTCGTACTTACCAATGCCAGGGTTGTAGATTTTTTCCAGCACAATACCGGCTTGGTCAACAATCTTCTTGACCGGCTCGGCTTGCATTGGGTCAATCTTAGCCATGCTGGTTTCGCCGTCAATTCCAATAATGCGGGCGATGCGTTGTGTGTCGTAAATCTTAGGGATCAAGTCTACAATTTGACGCGTAACATAACGAACAGCGCGTGCCAGATTGTCAACGTAATGGTAAGTGCCAGTATCAGATTGACGCTCACGCGCCATAATTGCTTTGCCCGACCGCTCGTTAGAAGTTTGACCCAGACTTGTATCATATTGGCCTGTAGTAGACTTAATATCGTCCGATGCACCCATCTTGGCCTGCAACAGACCGCTAGATGCCACTGGTGGCTGTGAGCGTGCTGGCAATGGCAGTACGCCGCCTTGGCCGTCGGTTACGTCTGGATTAACTTCCAAATACGGCCAATTGGTCGTATTAGCGGTTTTCCATTGGTTCTCGTAGCCTTCAAACTGACCGCCATAGCCAATAAATGGTGCTTTAGGCGCTAATGCCAGCATTTCAGTTTCTTGGCTAACCCAATAATTGTACATACGCTGCGCGTCTTTCGCATTGCGTACCAGACCTGCCACGTACAGTTTGCCATCTACTTCGTATTCATTACCAACCACGCGAACAACAGGAATCGACGCGCCAGCCCAATCGTTTTCTTCAATGAACTCGTAGCCATTGGTTTTGCACCATTTGACCTTTTTAACGTCCACCACGCGGGTGCGCAACGGCTTCATGCCCATTGCTTTCATTTGCTTATCTTCTGGGCTATCTTCAAAAGCCGACACATTGCCGTGGTACAGATGCAATTTCTTAGACGTATGCTCAATGTAAAAGTACTCAGCAATCCGAATGGTATCTTTATTGACCCAGTTGGACAGTGTTTGATCGCCTACGCCGCCTTGTTCCAACGTCGAGATAGGTTTAGCGTTCGGGAACTCGCGTTCGTAATCTTCTTTGAGCATGTCCTCTGTAATGAAGCACCATTCAGCATCCGAGCCGCAAGGGTCTTGAATGGTTGGGTCCATGTACACGGAGAACGAATTGCGGATACGGCCAATCTTAATGTCTTGGTCGAAACTATCTTCGTTACAGTATTCAGTCAGAATACGGATGTAACCTTCACCGTAGGTGACCTGATTCTCGCAGGCGGTGTCGTAGGCTACGTCAGCATCCGAGATATACTCAATATGGCGCACAATACCATCAAAAATCTCAGCTACTTCAACGTCGGCCTTGTCATCCACAGGGATGACTTTACCGCTTGGACGATTCTGGCGCTGATCGTTGGTAACTTGCCGCACATGCTGTGGCAGCTTGTTAATGGTCAGGCAGGGGCGTGCGTTAATGGTTTGGCCTTGCACCGCACCACGCGTTGCTAGCACATCTGCCGGCCATTGCCATTGATTGTCGGGTGAGCCGGCATAAAAGCGCAGGTCGTCCAGTTCATCTTCGCGCGACTCGCTATAAGCGCCAATAGCCAGCGAAAGCCGGCTGCGCATG